GGCCGATTTGACCCTGGCCTTGTTCCCCCGTGATAGTTTCAACGGGGACTTCCAGGGCGTCGGCAATCCGATTATTGAATCCGTCGGACGTATGCCCGCATTTCAGCGGGACAACGGCGGGTACCCCCGCCGTGAACGCCTGCACCAGTTTGTCCAGGTCTTCCTTTTTCCAGTCGCGGGTCACGCCCGCGCTGTCAGTCCATTCCCCCGCGGCGAATATCTTGACGCCGGTAATCTTCTTCATGTTCGGGGCCTGGAACTGTTTGCCCCAACCCAAACGGGTCAGTTCGTAACCGGCTTCTTCCGCCGCGGCGTTCGCTTCCTTGAATGCTTCAGCTTCCGATTTACTGGCAACCAGGGCGACGTCGTAAGCATTCAGCCACGCTTCGGGGTACTTATCGGCCGACATTCCTGACGGCCAGATACCCAGGATTTTATGATGTAACCAAGCACAAAAGGCTTCCGGAACGGACTTGTCAGCGTTCTTTATAACACATTCGTCAAAGGTAGCGTATGGGCCAAACGGCATTCGTTACCCCCTTCCTGACCGTTCGTTGGCGGCCAGTATTCCGTCATTACGTTGCCCGACAATAAGACAACCGTCCCGCAATGGGTACATTTGAAGAACGCTTGGTTCCCCATTCCGCGGGATAGTTCCTTCAATTCTTCGGCTTCGTTTCGTTCGCAATTCGGGCACTCCATTTCGGGCCCCCCGACCAGGTCGGATAACAAAAAACCCCGAAGGACGGTAATCCGTCTTCGGGGTCGGTCGGGCCAACTTTCGGGCGGTCATGGTAGCGGGTACAGGATTCGAACCTGTGACTTCGGCTTATGGGGCCGTCCAGTTACCACTACTGTAACCCGCGCCGCCTGATATTCAGTTGTTAAGTCTTCGCCGCTTCAGCGACCTGGTCCTTTTCTAAAGTATGGGACCTCTTTTCTAAAATGTCAAGTAGGTCGGAAATCGGGATAACGGCGACGTGCTTTTCCCCGTGTCGGCGGTCCTTAATAACCAGGTTATCGCCGACGACCTGGGCCAGCTTTTCGGTCCCGCAACAATCGCAATAAATGACGTCGCCGTTGAGCATATCCCCCTTTATCCCCCTTACGCTTCCAGGGCGACCAGTTGTTTGACCACGGACGGGTCAATGCCGAATTCCATGTTCTTCGACGTCGCCGTGAAGTCAATCGAAACGTCCGTATTCCCGCTTTGGGCCCTGACCTGGTTCGTCACGGCCGCGGGTGTGGTCGAACCCGCAATCGAACGGAAGGCGGGCGTTATGTCATGGGCGACGCCGTCCCCGTCAAAGACCTTGACTTCCAAGCCTTCGTTCTTTTCGATTACCAGTACGTTCGTTTTCATTTCAACCCCCTTTTTATTTTAGTCGTCATATATTCCACGTCGCCATTCGCCGTCACGGAAGACGGATATACGGCAACGGCAATTCCCGCGGCAAGTGACTTGTCCAGCGGGGACGGTTGGAAGCGTCCGCCAACCACCAGGATATTCGCCCGCCAGTTCAGCACAACCGTAAAATCCAGGCGACGGCTTACAATGGACCGCCCGCGGGTCCAGGTCCCAACGGACGGGTTCAGGCGGTAATCCTTCAGCGGCCCGTTCGTCTTCACGAACCCCGCCCAGGGTCCTTTCCGTTTCGAATATCGCGACCCAATATCCGCCGGCATATTGGGCGGGGGCCGCGCGGCTTGCGGCGCTTGCGTTCTTAATGGCCCTGGCAACGGCCCTTTGTTGTTCAATGGCCAGGCCGCCAACTGTGACCCCGACCGCGGTCGCTAGGGCCAGGGTAAGCCTTTCATGGACCTTCGGGACCAGGTTGTTTCGAATCATTTCCACATTTTCGCGGATTTGTTGTTCGGCCATTCCCAGGACCGCGGGAAGTTCAGCGCGGGAACCGGCGGCCGCTTTGACGGCATTCTGGATTCCCTTCGTTTGGATTTCGACCAGGCGTTTTTCAAGCTTCGGGATTTGCTGGTCAATGTAAGCTTGAAGTTCGGGTATTGACGCCCCGTTCTTCGCCCGCCTGGTCAATTCCCGCTTCACGTTCGCGGCCCATTCGTCATATACGCGGACCAGCTTCCGTTGCTGGCGGTTGGTCCCTTGTTCCCAATCCCCCGAACCGATACGTTGCTTTTGGCCCGCTTTCGGGCGGGCGACGAATCGCTTCATGGCTTACCCCTTTTCGTAACCCAAACAACGGCCGTCAGCGTCCAGGTGAACGTCCATACACGCACAACGGCCGGCGTTCCTAACGTTCCATTTACAGTCGTCCCTATCACAAGTCAATGATACCTTCCCCAATTCGCAACCGTCTTCGCGCCAATGGGGACAATGCTTCGCCTGGCAAATCCAGCGGCCGTCCTTCTTTTCCCAGGTACAGGCCATTATTCCTTCTTCCCATACGCAACGAATACCCTGTGACATTCCCCGAATTCGTCGAAGTCTTCTTCCTGGTCCGTGTATAGGTCCTGAATGGTCAAGCCCGACGCTTTCATTAAGGCGATAAATTCTTCCAATGTCGCGGTCGTATCTACTTCGCCCGAAACCTTTTGGGTATTCGAATATATGTAAACGAAGGCTAGTCCGCCCTTCTTCAATACCCTGGAAAGTTCCTTGAAGCTTCGTTTGATATTCGTCGAATGAAGAACGGACAAGGTATAAACCGCGTCGAAGCTTTCATTGGCGAAAGGTAACGCTTCCGCGTTGGCCGTCCGGAAATCAACATGGACGCCGATTTCCTTCGCGTTGGTCTTGGCTATTTCGACGGCCTTCGGGACCACGTCAACGCCGGTTACTTTGAAGTTCGCTTCCGCGAAGAATATCGAATCGCGGCCATTGCCGCAACCGATTTCCAGGACCGACTTCGAGTTGGCCGCCTTCAGTCTTTTGACGAAATCCTGGGCGAAGGCGGACGGGGTCTTATCGGTCGCCCAATGGGGCAAGTCCCCTTCGTATGCTTTGCCCCAATCTTCAGGCGACATTTTCTTCAATGTTCTATCCTGAAGGTTGCTTATCAGTTCGGACAAATGGCGTTCCAAGCGGTTTATCCGTTTACTGGTTTCCTTCAATCCAGCTTCGGGCGTATCGAATAGCCCTGGCATTGGCGGTTGTTCGACGTCACGCGGGGCCCCCCGTTCTTCTTCCGGAAGTTCGGGAAGGTCCGCGATTGCGCGCAAGTGGTCTTCGTCAACGTCGGTCGGCGTGAATATCCCCGCGCCCTTCGCTGTGTTCAAAGCTGTGACCAGGGCGTTCAGGTCAACCTTGCCTGGCTTTTCCCATTTGATTGTCGGGTGCGCCGATATGCCGGTCCATTGATTGAAGCGGAAGATATACGGGACCAGTTGAAGGTTCCAGGTTTCCACCAGGTACCCCTGGACCGCTTCCAGGACCAGGGTAAAAAAGTCCTGGGAACCCTTGACCAGGGATTGCGTCCCGACGGTCCCCATTCCCAGGATAAGGAATTGCGCGAAGAATCGCATGAGTGTAATTTTATGCCAGCGGTCAATGACCACGTTGACGTCGTATATCTTCGAACCGCCGCCATAAGCTGGAATGTCAACGCCAGGCGGGGCGATAAGGTAAACTTCTTCGTCCCTTCGAAGGCCCTTCAGCGCGGCCTTCAAGTCAACAAGGTCCGCGGGTTCGAAGTTTTCGTCGGTCAGTTTGGCATAAGGCATTCCGCCGACGTCGCGTTCGATACCGATTCCTTCCAGGTCTTCCAGATTGCGGGCGAACTTATAAGGCCGGTACAGGGCCCGAAGTATCGAATGGCCCTGGGGATTCCCCTTCCGGCCACGGTACCGGAAATGTAAGCATTTCGCAAGCGGGATTTCAAACGTATTACCCGAATTCGGGTCGTTTTGAATGAAGGCAACCAGCTTGTCCCGTTCGTCCTTGTCATATTCCCAACGGTTCAAGCTTTCCTGGCCGCGCGGGTCAATGTTCTTCAACCAAAGACGGCCGTCGTCCCGCTTGTCCAGGATAATTTCCCCCAGGGCGAATCCGAAGTCCAGGCATTCCAGGGCGTCTTCAACATGGGAAATCCACGTTTGCCCTTCCATGTTGTTCATTGTTTCCCATAACCATTCGGCCGCGGCTTCGTCATTCGGGGACCCGCCAGGGGCGGCTTCAACGTCAAACGAAGCGGCCTGAAGTGGAAGTTTAATCGCGTCGGTCAGGGCCCCGATAATCGGGTCGTCCCGCATTTCCAGGTATAGCTTGACTTCAGTTGACCAGTTCTTGATTGCGTTCAGGTATTCTTCACGAATGCGGCCGCCGATATGCTTCAACCCCGTGACGCCAACTATGGTCCTGATATTACCGCCTTCGCCCTGGTGATTACGCGAACGCCGCCCTTCGGCTAGGCGGCGTTTTTGACTTCGCTTTGAATGCGGGTCCGGCGGTGTATAACCTCTATTCTGAACCATTCTTCGGTACCCCCTTCGGTTATTTTCGGGCCTTATAAATGATAATACTTTGAAATTACCATTGTGTCAAGTTGAGACAATGGGAAAGCTAATCACGCCAGCGTGACTTCTTCGGTTCCACTTCGACCCCTTGACGGCGTCCCTTCAACCGCGGCT